AAGGCTATGGCGAAGCATGTAGCTTCCTCAGAAAGTGAAGATGAGATTGAGAAACAAGAGAAACGCTTTTACGAAGCCTTAAGTACTGGGGATCTTGTTCCTGGTGGTCGTATTATTTACGGCGCAGGCCGTAGTCACCAGAATCTTCTTAATTGCTATGCTATTGAACCCGAGGACAGTGTAGAGTCTATTGGGAAGACCATTCAAGATATGTATCGCATCTCATGTGGAGGTGGAGGTATTGGTTTTAATTTCTCTAAGCTTCGTCCTAAGGGTGATGATATTGGGAATGTGAAAAACTCTGCTCCTGGCTCTGTGTCAGTGATGCAAATGATTAACGAGGTAGGAAATCATGTTAAAGCAGGTAAGAATAGAAGAACCGCGCTTATGGCGGAACTTAATGTGGATCATCCTGATCTACTGGACTTTTTGCACATTAAGTTGGATCTTTCACAACTAACAAACTTCAACATCTCAGTGGCTATCACTGACAAATTTATTGAGGCTTGCGAAAATAATGACAACTGGGAATTCAAGTTCAACAATAAGCGGTACAAGGTATATCAAACTAACCGAGTATCCAGCGACGGAACTAGCGAGATCATTAACATCGTTGCTCTCTCCCAAGAGGATGCTTTAGAGCGTGCGAAGCTTCACCACCTTAATCTTTGGAATGATACTTTTGAGGATGTTCAAGAGGTTAACTTCAAGGCTATTGATTTGTGGAACCGTTTGTGGGAGAATGCTGTTAAGTCTGGTGAGCCGGGTATCTTCAACCTCTCCCTCACTAACAGATACACCAACATGTCGTACTTCCTTAAGATGAATGCCACTAACCCTTGTGGTGAGATTCCTTTGGACTCATACGCTAATTGTTGCTTGGGTCACATTAACCTTTCCAATATGGTAAATGAGGAAGGTGATGACTTAGACTGGAATCGTCTTGCTAGAACAATTAGAACGGGTATTCGATTCCTAGACAATGTCCTTACCGTCAACCACTATCCCTTAGAGGAGTGTAAGACAGCGGGTGATCGTTCTCGCCGTATTGGTCTTGGAACCATGGGTCTTCACCACATGCTCATCAAACTAGGTATTAAGTATGGAACTGAGAAGTCGATTGAGTTCATTGATAGGCTTTACACCACTATCCGTAATGAGTCTTATCTCTCGTCGGTTTATCTTGCTCGTGAGCGTGGTTCCTTCCCTGAGTTTAGTTACAAGAAGTATCTAGATGAGGAGTTTGCAAAGACTTTACCCGCTCGTATCCGAATGCTGATTAAGGAGCATGGGATTCGCAATGCAGTAATGCTCACTGCTGCACCAACTGGGACTATTGCCATGGTTCATAACGTGTCTACGGGCATTGAGCCTATTTTCGCTCCGATGTATAACCGTCGTTATCGTGAGGGTAACACTTGGAAGTCCACCCTTGTTCTTGATCCTTTGTTTAAGGATGAGTTAATGAAGGGTAACAGTGGTCGTCATGTTGTAGGTGCTTACGATATTACTCCAGAACAGCATATGGGTGTTCAGGCTTGCATTCAAAAGTATATTGACAACGCTATCAGTAAGACTATTAACCTTCCTTCAGATGCTGATCATGAGCAAGTCTCTAGAATGGCTTTGAAGTATGCTCCCTATCTTAAAGGTATGACCGTCTACCGTGCAGGATCTAAGGGTATGGAGCCTTTGGAGGCTTTGCCTCTTACCGATGAGAATATTGCTATGGCGAAGGAACTTATCGCAGCCGAGCAAGTTGAGACTTCCGTAGGAGTTGAAGCCTGTACTGTTGGCGGGGAGTGTGGATCCTAATGGTTGACGCAATATTAGAGTCTTATAACTGTAAGAAGTGCGGTCCTTGTTCTACGTTTGTAGAACGATCTGATGAGACTGGGCTTTTTTACTATGAGAAAAGAGTTGGTAGGAAGATTCATGAAGATAAGGTTCCGTTTCACGACGGGACCGAGGAGTGGTCCTACCATCCTGATTGGGAGAATGACTGCACCTATTGGCATAAGTATGTAAGAGAGTGGTCTATGGAATACTTCGATACTATTCAATGCCCTACTTGTAAAAAGGAAACTGAGAAACGAGCCTCAATCTATTACTTCAGTGTAGGTGAAGGTAGGAATTCTTACAAGTCTCTAAAGGAGCGTGCTCGTTTTGCTCATGAAGGCATGGATAAGAAGCAAGCTGATCAATTCTTGGAAGAGTCTTGCCAAGCGTCTAAAGATCGAGTAAAGTCTGGGGATCAACACTATAAGAGAGTTGTTCCTAACTATAAGGTCTTAGCCGAACAGGGTAAGGCACGTAGGCTCAACGACCAAGAGAGTGCAAACAAGATAGAAAATTTAAAGCGAACCAATGCGTCCGTAACTAAAGACGGAACTATTGGAAAAGCATCCCGAAGAAAGTAAACCCTGATTCTATAATACAACATGCCCTACCACATTAGCGACAACACCAAGCGGGGTTGTCTTTATCTCCTGAAGAAGGACATTGAGTTCTTCTCGGAGATTGTGCCTCTTCTGAAGCCTGAATACTTCGATTTCCCTGCATACAAGAATGTTTTCTTGGGTGTTCGGAATTACTACGATAAGTATCGCAAGCTTCCATCTGATTCGGTCTTACCCGACTTTATCAATGCTAATGTCTCAGGGGCAACGGATACGGGTATTGATTACGAGAATACTCTCGCTGAGATTGATACTATTGATAAGGCTTGCTTAGGGGATCGTGAGTTCCTATTAGATACCGTAGAGGAGTTTGCAAAGCAGAAGGCAATGGATCAAGCCGTCCGAAAGGCTATGGTCATCCTTAATGAAGAGGGCGATATCTCTGAGGTCGAGGAGCTTGTCAAGAGTGCTCTTCTAATCAACCGTAATGTTGATGTAGGGCAAGACTACTTTGAGGAGGTATCTGATCGACTCATTAGATCCCGTGAGGAGAATAGGGAGAGTAGGATTGGAACGGTGTTTAAGACTCATGACCGTAATCTTGAGGGAGGTCTAGCTGCAAAGGAGCTAGCTATCGTCGTAGCTCCTCCAGGTGTAGGAAAATCTTTGTATCTGGTAAATCAAGGTGCAAAGGCTATTTATGAGGGTAAGAATGTTCTATACCTATCCTTAGAGATGAGCCAAGATAAAATTGCAGGTAGGTTTGATTCTGTTCTTACTGAGATTCGTAATTCTGATCTCAAGAAGCAGCAGGGTCAAGTAAAACTTAAGCATCGCCTAAATGAGGTTAGGAAAAAGACTAATGGCAGGTTGTTGATTAAGGAGTTCCCTACGGGAGGTTCTAATGTGAATCAATTGCGTGCTTTGCTTGTGCAGTTACGTCTGCATAAAGACTTTGTGCCTGACCTTATTGTAGTAGACTACCTTGAGCTTCTTAGGCCAAACCGTATTATCGACTCAGAGTATCAAGCACAACAACGTATCGCTGAGGAGCTTCGTGGACTTGCGGTTGAGCATAAGTGTCTAGTTTGGACGGCATCTCAAACTAATCGTCAGGCTCGAAGGGTAGCTATTATTACTGATGCCGAGTTAGGAGACTCGTATGGAAAGATTCGGCCTGCTGACTGGGTTATTTCTCTAAATCAAACTCAAGAAGAGTATGATGAAGGGACGATGAGAGTGTTTGTAATCAAGGCAAGAGACTCTAAACAGCATTACTTGATTAATATCGGTGTAGACTATACTACACTGCAAATGAGGGAGCCTTCACATGAAGAACAACAGTCCGTCTGATTTTCCTTTTATTAAGGATAAGAAGCATATCTACAACAAATTTATTGATAAGGAAGTCTCCCGTGTCAATGTGGGCTGGGCAGTATTTTCACTTGAATTGCATTCTGACCTTTGTGAAGGGGATCAAAAGGTCGATGGTGTCTGCGATTGGGAAGAGCATAAAATAAAATTAGAAATGAATCTTTCTGATTCTGATGCAAGGGAGACTATCATTCATGAGCTTTACCACTGTATGCTGGAGGCAGGGGGCTTTGATGAAAAGAACTTTGACCAGCAGAGAATGTTCTTGACGAATGAACAACTAGTGGTATGCTTATCTAAGCAGACTATGACCCTGCATCACCTCAATCCAAAACTATTCTCAATTATTTATGCTTGATATCGTAGAGACAGACCCCAAAGACCTAAACCAAGATACTTATCAATATATTGTTAGTATCATTTCTAAGGTTGCCCGTGACCCTAATGTGGCTGCCGATCAACTTTCTAATATTTCCTCACAATATGCCTACTACTATGGTATAATGATCCGGGCCAAGAGATTTCTGGATGATGCCGAGGAAGCATTAGAGAATTTCAAGGCTTCAGCTAGAACAGAAAAGAGAAGTGATGGCGTTAAGCTCACTGCTGTTGCGGCTGAAGATTATGTTAACTCGCTTGAGTTGACGGGAGACCTAAATAGTAAAGTTCGTCATCTTAAAGAAAGTTACGGGTATGCCAAGGGCCTCTGTAACACCCTAGAGATGAAGAAAGACATGCTTATCCAGCTTTCAGCTAACAGCAGGCAGGAATCTAAGCTTTTTCAGTAACTTGTTAGCACTCAATTGCAAACCAATAGCCCAAACAGGAGAAATACAATGGCAAAAACACTAGCAGAACTTCGTGAGATGCACAAGAAGGTAATGAATGAGGATAAGCCTCAAGGAACAGGACAAGGAGGTATGTCTAATTGGGCAACCTTCAAGGATGGGGACAATAATGTTCGATTCCTCCCAGGGAAGGATGATCCACTTGAATTCTTTGTAGAGGGTGCTGTTCACAAGTATCAAAACAGCGAAGGTCAGTGGCGAAACTACAAGTGCCGTAAGACTCAGGGTGAGAAGTGCCCTGTATGTGATTACTACTTTGATCTTTGGCGTAGGCACAAGGAACTTAACCTTGGTCGTGACTCAACTGGTAAGAATGTTAAGTCCAAGTTCGGAGACCTTGCAACTAAGCTTAAGGCAAAGGAGAGATTCTACACTATCGGTGTGATCCGTGCTTTGGAAGAGGCTGGCGAAGATCCAGTCAAGTATATTGCGATGAGCAAGCAATTGTTTGATCGTGTTATGTCCGCTATGATTAGCGATGACTTCACAGACGAGGATGATCCTGATAACAGCACCATCATTGATCTTGAGCGGGGTAATGACTTTAATGTTCGTATCACGCAACAAGGACAATGGGTAAGCTTTATCGAGTCTCAGGCCAAGTATAAGAAGTCTCGTGCTGGAACTCCTGCTCAGGTAGCTGAGTGGATGGAGAATGAACTGGACCTACAGTCTCTTACTGAGATTGGTAGTTACGAAGAGGGCAAGGAGCTTATTATGAACCTTGAAGCCTCACTTAATCCCATTAAGACCGAAACAACTTCGGAAGAAGGGGAGGATTTACAGGTATGATGAATAAGAAGTTTTTAGTTACGAGTATGCTTGTCGTTATGATGAGTATGATGTTTGCGTCTTGCTCCGTTTTGGATAGCTTGTTTGCCGATAAGGTAGTTACTACTATTAGTAACGTTAGAGAGGATAGACGTGCTGATGCCGTTCCTGCGGACCTAGGTATGCTTCCTCCTGACGTTGCCGCCAGAATGGCTAGGGATGGTGAAACTCTCGTCGTTGTGGACAAGGGTGATATTCTAGATCCAATGGGTGACGTGGTAGACATTACCGACCCAGGCTCGGAGGCTCTAGATTCTGTTCTGGGAATGGGTCTTGGAGCACTCAATTCTGTGTTCCCAGGGGTAGCAGCTTTGGAAGGTCTCGGTTTACTATTCTCCAAGAGAAAGCGTAAGCACTATGGTAAGGCTATGAAGGCTGCTGTCCCAGCTAATGGAAAGGTTGAGCTAAAGGATGCTGTCCTATCTTTGGGCAAGGCTCTCGGAGTTGCACATAGTTCTGGAAACTCAAAGAAGGTGTTTGAGGAAGAGGAAGAGAAGGAAGTAAAGAAGAGTTAAGTAGGCACTTTATATTAGTCGCCATCAACTAACTCAGATCTTCGGGTCTGAGTTAGTTTTTTTATAGCTATAGGGCTATAATAATGCCATGCGTAAACTTAAGATCCTGGTTGTATTTGCAAACCATGGAGGGTGTAGCTACTACAGACAATTATCTCCCATGAAAATGATGGAAGAGGTAATGGGTGATAAGGTCGAGGTTAGGTATAACGATAATCCTTTAGAAGTTGATGCCGCTAAGAATTATGCACCACCCTCCGATAAGCTCACTGATATGAATTGGGCTGATATCGTTTTTGTAGCAAACATACTGAAGTTTGGCGGGCCTTATACTGCTCGTGTTGTGGGTATTGCAAAAGAGCTAAAGAAGTTTGTTCATTTCGATACTGATGATTTACTAACCGACTTGTATGAGGAGCACCATCTTT